ATGCCGTCAGAGCCAATTCTGCCAAAGTCAGCTCAGGAAGCAACCTCGACGAGGAAGAAGCGGTCCGCCTCCGCCTCGAAATTGCGGAGCGCATTCTGCGACTGCGAAAACACAATAGAACTTGATGACCTTACTGACGCGCTTTCGACGCTTTCGCTCGATGAGCTTCGTTTTCTGGCCTGGGATTGGGAAACGTGGGCGCGCGATGATCAGTTGCCTCCTGAAACCAACGCGCACGGCCGGCCCTGGCGCACGTGGCTTATTATCGGCGGACGCGGATCGGGAAAGACGCGGGCAGGCGCCGAGTGGGTAAGAGCGGAGGCCGAAGCGCTGGGAAGAACAGTTGGGCCAAGCAATGGCCGAATCGCCCTTATCGGCGAAACGCTCGATCAGGTCCGTAGCGTCATGGTTGAGGGGGTCTCCGGAATCCTGGCAGTGCACCCGCCTGATGCTCGTCCGAACTATGAGTTCTCGAAAAGGCAACTTGTTTGGCCCAATGGTGTCGTGGCCCAGCTTTTCTCGGCCGAGGATCCAGAAAGTCTGCGAGGACCGCAGTTCGCTGCGGCTTGGCTCGATGAAATCGCGAAATGGCGCTACGCCGAAGAAACCTGGGATATGTTACAGTTTGGCCTTCGGCTGGGAAGAAATCCGCGCCAGGTCGTAACGACAACGCCGCGACCGGTAGAAATTCTGAAGCGCATCATGAGCGATGACGCCACGGTGGTTACCCGCGTACGCACGCGCGATAATGCGGCAAATCTCGCACCAACATTCATCGCAGAAATGGAGCGGCGATATGGGGGAACGCTCCTCGGGCGGCAAGAGCTTGAGGGAGAGCTGATCGAAAANTTGTCCGGNGCCNTATGGCAGCGCGAGTGGATAGAACAGCATCGGGTCGCCACGGCTCCGGAACTGCAACGCATCGTCGTCGCTGTCGACCCGCCCGTTACCGCTACCCAATCATCCGACGCCTGCGGGATATGTGTGGCAGGAATTGGCGCGGATGGGCGGGCCTATGTGCTTTCGGACCGAACGCTTCAGGGCCGTGAACCGCAGATTTGGGCAAGAGCTGCCATTGCGGCCTATAGAGATTTCGCGGCGGATCGTCTTGTGGCGGAGGTCAACCAGGGTGGGGATTTGGTTGAGACAATTTTGCGCCAGATCGACCCCGCACTTCCGATCCGATTGGTGCGTGCAACGCGGGGAAAATGGCTGCGCGCGGAGCCGGTTGCGGCCTTATACGCGGAGGGCCGCGTTTGTCACGTTGGCCAGCACCCCGAGCTTGAAATGCAAATGCTGACTTTCGGTTCGGATGGTCGCTCTTTGGGAAACAGCCCAGATCGCGTCGACGCGCTGGTTTGGGCGCTGACCGATCTCATTCTCGACGCGCCGCCTAGGCCCGTTGTGCGGATGCTCTGACAAATCCGGCACTAACAGCGAAATCCGGTGAAACGTATGACCTTTGATGAACGACAGCCTTCGCGGCTGGCGCGGATCGCGCGCGCCCTGGGATTTCGATCGCTGCGGTCAGGGGAGCAAAAATCCCGTGCGCCACTGCCCCTGATCGCGATGGAAAATCTAGGGTCACCGGCGTGGATGCCGCGGGATTTTACTGCTTTTGCGCGCGAAGGAATGATGCAAAATCCCATCGTTTATCGCGCGGTTCGAATGATTTCGGAAGCGGCAGCATCCGTGCCCCTCTTGCTCTACGAGGGTGAGGCCGAAATCGAAGATCACCCGCTTCTCGATCTCTTGCGGCGGCCAGGTGCGGGACGAACGACAGCAGATCTGCTCGAGGCGTGCTACGGATTTTTGCTCGTTGCTGGAAACGCCTATCTCGAAGCAGTCTCGGCGACGGATCGCGTAGTTGAGCTACATGTACTGCGTCCTGATCGGATGCGCGTGGTTCCTGGCAAAGATGGCTGGCCTGAAGCTTTTGAGTATTCTGTGGGCGATCGCCGCATACTGGTTGGAGGGGAAGTTGTAGCGGGTGTCAGCCGCATTCTTCATGTGAAATTCTTTCATCCATTGAATGATCATTACGGTCTATCGCCGATCGAGGCGGCGGCCACTGCGATAGACCTTCATAATTCTGCGACGCGTTGGAACAAGGCGCTTCTCGACAATTCCGCACGGCCTTCAGGTGCCCTGGTGTATTCGTCCGGCGCTTATCTTACAGATGAGCAATTCAATCGTTTGAAAGCTGAGCTCGAAGCAGGCTTCCAGGGCGCGCGTAATGCTGGGCGTCCGCTACTGCTCGAAGGGGGGCTCGACTGGAAGGTTATGAGTTTGACGCCGCGGGACATGGATTTCATGGAAGCGCGCTACGCTGCGGCCCGAGAAATTGCGCTGGCACTTGGCGTACCGCCGATGCTGCTGGGAATTCCCGGTGATAATACCTACGCAAACTACCAGGAAGCCAACCGAACGTTCTGGCGTCAGACGGTCCTACCCCTTGTGTACAGAACGGCGAAATCACTCTCGACTTGGCTCGCGCCGGCATGGGGCAATCATTTGGAATTGCGACCTGATCTCGACGCCATCGAAGCCCTGTCTTCAGAACGAGAGGCGTTGTGGGCGCGCGTGGAGCGAGCTTCCTTCCTGACGCGAAATGAGAAGCGCGCAGCGGTCGGCTACGGGCCTTTGCCAGACGGCGACGATCTGTCGTCCGCTTGAAGAACTCTAGTCACGAACGTCATCTGCGAAATCGGAACGAGCTTATGCAGGCGCTGCAGGAAGAGCCGCAAGAGGTAATTCGTGAGGTCAAGCTGACGTCGCATGGCCTCAGGGAAGTAACACTGGATGGCATTTTCGAAGGGTATGCCAGTCTTTTTCACCGCGAAGATCTTGGGCGAGACATCGTTATGCCCGGCGCGTTCGCTGAGAGCCTCACCAAAAGGGGCGCTACGGGCATTCGGATGTTATTCCAACACGACCCCAATCAGCCGATCGGCACATGGCTGAAGATTTACGAAGATGCTCGAGGCCTGTTCGTTCGCGGAAAACTTGCCACCGAGGTGGCTAGGGCGCGTGAGGTTCTTTCGCTCATGCGCGCCGGCGCCATTGATGGCTTATCGATCGGCTTTCGAACGGTAAAAGGTGTGCGCGATCCCCGCACCGGGGTGCGCCGACTCGAAAAAATTGACCTCTGGGAGATTTCAGTAGTCACTTTTCCGATGCTGCCGGAAGCACGCATCTCGAAAGTGAAATCGCATCCATTTGGAGGTCGAACGCCGACCGAACGTGAATTCGAGCGCTGGCTCACGCAGGACGCTGGGTTCACGCGCTCTGAGGCACGCGCCGTGCTGCGCGATGGCCTGAAAGGCCTCAAGCTCCTGCGGGATGCGGGGCAGGCCTCGTCGTGGGAGCAGCGGTTGCTAAAGCAAATTGCCGAGGCGACGCAGCTCTTCCGTCAACCTCTTTCGCCGAAAGGAATTAAGTCTCCATGCTAAGTGACAAGGGTCTCGAGGTGAAATCGGCTTCGCACGCGGACCTTAGCCTCGCGTTCGAAGAGTTCATGCGAGCATTTGAGGCCTTCAAGGAAACGAACGACAGACGCCTGGCGGAAATGGAGCGCCATTTGAGTGCGGATGTCGTTACGGTCGAAAAGCTGGCGCGTATCGATCGGGCGCTTGATGAGCACAAGCGGTTGGTCGACGAACTTGTCCGGAAAGCCGGCCGCCCGCAGCTAGGATCGGCTGCTGGGCTATCTGCGGGCCTTGACCGTAAAGCTGCCTTCGAAAGCTATATGCGCAGCGGTGACAGCCATGCTTTGAGAAATTTTGAGGAGAAAGGGCTTTCTATCGGTTCGGACACCGACGGTGGCTACGTAGTACCCGAAGAAACCGAACGAGCCATCAACAGTGCAGTTCGGGAGATCTCGCCTATTCGTGCCATCGCTGGGGTTAGGCAGGTTTCTGGATCCGTCTATAAGAAGCCATTCGCCATCTCTGGCCCTGAAGCGGGGTGGGTTGGCGAGACGGATCCTAGGCCGGAAACTGCCGGCCCCAAGCTCGCCGAGCTGGCCTTCCCAACGATGGAGCTCTACGCGATGCCGGCAGCCACCCAATCGCTGCTCGACGACGCGGCGGTCGATATCGATCAGTGGATTGCGGATGAAGTGAGAGTAACCTTCGCGGCCCAAGAAGGGGCAGCCTTCGTTGCAGGCGATGGCGTCAAGAAGCCGAAAGGCTTCCTTAGCTACCCTACAATTGATAATGCCTCGTGGAGCTGGGGCAAGATCGGTACGATTTCCACAGGCGTTTCAGGTGATTTCCCCGAAACGGCACCGGCGGACAAGCTCATTGATCTCGTATATTCGCTGAAAGGTGAATATCGAGCCAATGGGCATTTTGTTATGAACCGCGCAACCCAATCGGTTGTGCGGAAGATGAAAGATACGGATGGATCCTATCTTTGGCAGCCGTCCGCAAAGCCGGGTGAGCCGGCCAACCTTATGGGTTTCCCGGTTGCAGAATCGGAGGACATGCCGGACATCGGGCCCGATAGCCTCGCCATAGCTTTTGGCGATTTCCGGCGTGGATATCTGATCGTTGACCGTGTCGGAATCCGCGTACTCCGCGATCCCTTCAGCGCCAAGCCCTACGTGCTCTTCTATACCACGAAGAGGGTAGGTGGTGGTGTACAGGATTTCGATGCAATCAAGCTTCTGAAATTTGGTGCGTAGAGCTTGTTGAAGGTCTACGAGGGCGATCTTTCGGGATCGCCCTCTTGCGCCTCATGGTTGCTATTGGCGAAGCCCTATGAATCTTGTCTTAACTGCTCCGCCTGCGATTGAACCGGTTACGGTGGAGGAGGCGAAAGCGTATCTACGTATTGATCATGGTCATGAGGACGCAGTCCTTGCTAGCCTCATAACTGCTTCGCGTCTTCATATAGAAACTGCTTTGAATCTGGCACTTGTTTCCCAGCGCTGGTTGTGGCAGTTCGATCGATGGCCGAAATCGCATATCGTTGAGCTACCATTACGGCCTGTCCAATCGATTGGAAGTGTTCGGGTCAAAATTGATGATGACAGAGAAACTCTCCTGTCGTGTGACGACTACATATTGGAATACGTCAACCAGGTAGCGCAGCTTGTTTCGCAGAGCGGAATATGGCCGCAGCCTAGCGTTCCCAGGGGAGGCATTGAGATAGAATTCATTGCCGGGTTTGGCGAAGCTAGCGAACTTGTACCAGCTCCAATCCGTCAGGCATTGCTTATGCTTGTTGCACACTGGTACGAGAACCGTGAGCCCGTCAGCGTCGGCCAGAGCGCGAGCCAAATTCCTGACACGGTATCAGCGTTGCTGATGCCATATCGGAAGGTGCGACTTTGA